GCACAATTAGAGGTAGGATTCGTAGAGGATGGACAGACACAAAAGAAATTTTGTTTGGAAGAAATTAATTTGAATTTGATAGATTGATTTGCTATAATATATAGAAGAGAAACAAATGGGAGGTATTTTGATGAGTGACGGTTTTGTAAATCTTCATGTACATAGCGAATATTCTTTATTGGATGGCATGATTAAAGTAGATGACTTAGTTAAAAAAACATTAGAATTTAATCAAATAGCATCTGTTATTACAGACCATGGCAACGCCTACATAATTCCTGACCATTTTAAAGAAGCAAAAAAACAAGGACAACATGCAATCGCGGGAGTAGAATTATATACTGTAGCAAATCATTTAGAGAAGAATAATACAGAAGGAGAAAGTGAAAATGGTGCAAAAAGAAATCACTTTCTTTTTTTAGCAAAGAATAAAGTTGGATACCAAAAAATGTGCCGTATTCTTTCCAAAGGATATACAGAAGGATTTTATTATCGTCCTCGTGTAGATAATGGCATTATGGAAGAATATTTAGACCCTGATGGAAAAGAAAATGATGTTATTGGTAGCTCGGCTTGCCTGGCCGGAATTCTAGCACAATCTATTTTAAAAGGTGATATAGAAACTGCTGAAAAATTTGCGAAATATTATTATAAGTTGTTTGGTGGGAATTTTTGGTTAGAAATTCAGCCAACACAAACTTATGAACAATATGTAGTAAATAAAGAACTTATTGACATGTCACAAAGATTGAGTATTCCATTAATCGCAACAACAGATGCACATTATTTAAAGAAAGAAGATAAAAAGACCCATGATGTACTTCTTTGTTTGCAAAGTCACAGTTTAATTTCTGACCCAAATAGATGGAGTTTCCCAGGAAATACGTATTATATTATGCAGAAAGGAGAATTACTTTCTTATTTTAAGAAAGAATATTCTTATAAAAAAATTAAAAAAGAGAACAAAAAGAAAAATGCGGTTTCTCCATTTAAGTATGAATATGTGCATGATTATGATGGAGATAAATTTACAAATCCTGAAAAAAGTATTAATGGATTTGTAGAAGTTGTTGATGAAGGACATTTTAGTTATGCAGATTTAAATCAGGATATTATTGAAGAAGCAATTGCTGAAACAGAACATGTTGCACAACTTTGTACTTTTGAAATTGAATTAGGGAAACATTATCTTCCTAAAATTCCAATTCCAATAGATGAACCGCAATTTAAACATTGGGAAGAGAAAAAGAAAAATAAAGGGAAAATAAATGAGGATTATCTTCGTTTTCTTTGTATTAAAGGCTTGAAGAAATTAGGATTGACAGAGAAAAAATATCGTGAAAGATTAGATTATGAATTAGGAATTATTAATGGTATGGATTTCCCAGATTACTTCTTAATTTATTATGATATTGCTAAATTCTGTCATGATGAAAATATTCCATTTGGTCCTGGTCGTGGATGTTTTGTTGCAGATAGTATTGTAGAAGAATCTGATAAAAGCGTTTATATCCCAAATGTAAAAATTGGAGATAAGGTATTGTGTCATGATGAACTATATCATGATGTAGTTGCGAAACATGAATATGATATTGATGAAGATATTGTGAGTTTACAATATGGAGATAATCAGATTCATGGAGTTACAAAAGACCATAAGATTTATGCTATTAAACAAGAAGACTATGATAAAGGCGTAAGAACTCCACAATGGTATTCTGCAAATGATTTAAATATTGGTGATTATATTTGTGAATTATAAAAATTTGTGAATTATAAAAAAGAGGTGCATTTGCACTTCTTTTTATTATGAAACAATATATTATTATTATGAATAATTAATAAAAAGGACGTGAATATATGAAACGATTAATTAAAGCAGATGATGAACAAAACTTATTTTTTGTTCCTCAAACAGAAGAAGAAGTCATAGAAGAATCAAAAAAAGAAAAAGAACGTAATAAAATTATTAAAATAAATACAGGATTTAATATCAATTTCTATGAACCAATGTTTATGAAAGCAGACGATATTGATGTTCAAGATATAGATAATGCTATTGAATCTGTTGGTTTAAATGATGTTTATGAAAAATGTCAAAATTTTGCAAATGACATATTATTTGGTGCTAATATTAATTTTAATATTCAATATGGAAATTACAATAATATAGATTTATATGTGTCTGTTAGTTATAATGGGGATTTCGATAAAAATTGGATAAGAGCTACAAAAAGCAAATTTCAAACTAAATTCAGTCAATGGTATCAGAAATTTATTTTATGTATTGATGAATTTAAAGAAAATATACTAAAAGAATTTGATGAAGATAAAATAACATTAGTAGAAAATATTCCGGTGAATAAAATAAAGAAAGATTTTAAATTACATCAAAAATCAATAAAGCAGTATGAGTTTGATAAAAATTATAAATAAAAATGACGGAGAAAATTCTCCGTTCTTATATTAGAAAGGAATTGTATTTTAGTTCTAATTTATATATACAAAAAAAAGAGAGATAAAACTCTCTTTTTATTATTTTCTATTTTCATTAACGAATTCAAATAATGTTTCATGAATTGTAATCATAGTATCATGTAGCTTTTCAATTGGTGCATCTACTCTAAAAAGATTACATGAATAAAATTTATCGTTCTTGTTATCGTATATTTTTGTATTTTTAGAGTAGATAACTTCTAATCTATGGCAATAATTTACTCCAAAAGTAAAAATTGTAATTTCTCCATCTTTGTACATTTTAGGAAAATGAATATGATATAACTGTTTTCCGATTTCTTTGTAATGAGTATGTTTTAGTTCTTCTAATACATAAAGATTCGCTCCATCAGAAAATTTATAACACGATGTATAATCCATAATATATTTTTCTGCATTTTTGTTTTTATAAATACTATTGAGCGCAGAAATTGTTGCATCATGGACATAAGTTTTTTCTTCATTTGATAAATGTTCAGGTGCATTAATAATTGTATTCATTGTTTTGTTTTTCTTGAAAAATGGGATATTCATAATATGATTACCTCCGTTCTTAACTCTATATATTCTATAGAGATTTCTCTTATCGTTAAATAAAGTGTATCATAAAAATGCATTTTTGTCAATAGATTTTTGAATAATATTATTAAAATAAGAGGGTAACGTTATATGAAAAGACTAGTTGCAGTAGCAGTACATACAGAACAGTTAGCTCCACCAACAAGTGAAGAGTTAAAATGGATTCATGAAGAAAATCCAAAATTAACAAAAGATGAACTTCATAATTATGAAAAAAACACAAGTAAAGGTGGTTGGGGTGGAGTTTATTATAGTGTAGATTTCAAAAACCAGATTTATCTTTATATTGTAGATACGTTTTGTTTCTTAGATGTAAATAAACAGTCATCTGATGAAATAAATTATATTGCTTATGTTGGAACAAAATATAATTTATTAGAACAGAAATATGACAGTAATTATCATTATGTAACATTAAAAGAAGATAAAAATAGAAAAGACTTAGATTTAAATTCTCGTTCAACAAATACGATTGAATTTCAAGGTGATTATACTTTAACATATCTTCCAAATTGTGAAACCGTTTCTGATATTTGGGGTGCATTAATAGAAAAAATGGGTGAAGAAAAAGTAAAAAATGGATTTGCTCATGAGAATGGTGGAAAGCCATTAGAAGAAATTCCTGTATAAAGGAGTCCGAATAATGAATCAAATTTATTGTTTACATGACAATATTTTAGACTTGTTAAAGAAAAAAATAGATAAAACAGATATGCTTACATTTGATGATGGACATTACTCTGTTTATAAATATAAATATATATTGGATGATATTGATTGTAAAAAAATACTCTTTGTAACGCCGAGCTATATTTCTATGAATCGACGTGAAGAAGAGCCTGATATGTCTATCTATTATCAATGGTATTATCGTATTATGCATAAATCTCCGTGGCTTACGATTTATGAAGTTGAAGATTTAATTCAAAACCATAATATAGAATTAGGGATGCACTCTTATTTTCATGATTTTGTTTATGTAAAAGGACAGAATGATGAAGATAGAATGTGGAGGATGTATAAAATAACGACAGATAAACGAAAAATGAAAATATTAAATCGTATGTATGGTATTCATTCAAGTTTATCAGTTAAAGGTTTAGATGTATTACATGGATGTTTATATCATCGTAATGATACACAGTTTGAAGAATTTATTAAATCTGATACATTTATGTGTATAGATTGGTTTAAAAAATATTTTGGAGTTCCTAAAAAATATGCATATCCATTTTTTGAAGGTTCTGCAACACTTGATGCAGAATTATTTAAATATGGAATAAAAAAAGATAATATTTATGGTAAACGAAAGAACATAGAGGAATGTAAAAATAAATGATTCAAATTTCATTAAAAAATTTAAAATCAAATGATAAAAAAGAAAAATTGTGGAACTATGTTGTATATATGATTTTAGATGCACAATTAAATGGATTAAAAGAAATTTATTTGTTTATTGATAAAAAATATATTGATGAAATTTGTCAGCGTTTATTTATTACAGGATTTTTTATTTATAAAACAGATGATGTTGTGAATCGTCAAAGAAAAGTACGAATTTTCGGGTGGTAACAATGGCATCAAAGAAAAGATTAGTAAAGTATCCATATCATGCTTTTTATGGATATGGATGGTGTTATCCTGCATTTTGTGGGTATTATAATTCAGATGTAGATGATATAGATTATGATTTAGATAATGCTCAAAATACACAAATGTCTTATGCTTCTGATTATGATGGTGGATTTGATGGAGGAAGTATGGACGGCGGTAGTGGAGATTTTTAAGGAGTGTTTTTATGAATTTAGTATTAGCAAAAATAAAGAAAATTGCTCATGATACTTTTGATAATTTAAAAAAGAAGTATGATGAACAATTTGGAGAAGAATTAGAACAAATTGATACTCCTGAACAGGAGCAAGAAATTTTTGGTGATGAAAAACCAAATCATACGGGATTTCCTTATTATGTAGCAGGAGATAAAACATATAATACATTAGATGATGTAGAAAAAGATTTGACACCGAAAGAAGAATCAAATGGTGGTCAAGAATATCAATCCGCAGGTACGTCATTAAATCAAATTCCTGCATTACATAAAAAACTTATGAATAAAAATATGCTGAGTGGAATTAATTTCGATAATGGCGCAGGTAAATTTGATAAGGCTACTGATTTCTTAGCAGATAATGATGTACAAAATGTACGTTATGACCCATATAATCTTCCTGAAGATATTAATAAACAAGCGGATAATTACGTTGGACAATGTGATACATCAACATGTGCAAATGTATTAAATGTTATTAAAGAAGATTCAGCAAAAATTGATGTATTAAAACGTTCTTATGATATGTTAAAACCTGGTGGCACATTATATATTTCTGTTTATGAAGGAAATCGTAGTGGAATTGGAAAAGAAAGTAAACCAGGTTGTTGGCAAGAAAATAAGAAATTAAAAGATTATATTCCTATTGTAAAGAAAGTTTTTGATGATGTAAAAATTTCAAATGGTATGATTGAAGCTAAAAAAGGAGAATGAAAAGGATAATTTTTATTATCCTTTTTTCTTTTAGAAAGGAATAATATTTTGGATAAAAAAGTTTGCGATACATTAGAATTAGATATTATTGATGGATGTAATGCAAAATGCGTATGTTGTCCTAGAGGTTTAGGCTTAATGGGAAATTCTATGAAAAAAATGGATATAGAATTATATAAAAGAATTATAAAAAAAGCAAAACAGGTTCATATTCAAAAAGTAGTTTTGTTTAGTTGGAGTGAACCTTTATTACATCCAAATTTAGTAGAGTTTTTAAAAATTGCAAAAGATAATAATATGACTACATTTTTGTCAACAAATCTATCATTAAAAATAGATTTAGAAAGTATTTTGAAATATACAGATGAAATGATTATATCTGTAAGTGGATTTCATCAAACAACATATGAAATTAACCATAAAAATTGTAATGTTGAATTAGTAAAACAAAATATAAATAAAATAAGAGATTTAAATATCAAAACACATATTCAATTAAGGTATTTTGTTTATGATTATAATCAATCAGAAATAGAATTATGGAAAGATTTTTTGCCATCAAATATTCAATTATGGAAATGTGAAGGAAATGATAATCCATTACAAAGTATAGAAGCAATTCAAAAACATGTATTACCTGATGAATACTTTGGTAAAATAGAATATGGAAAAAATAAATATCGTGATAATATTCGATTAGATTATTGTAATTTATTACGAATGATTGTATTGGATTGGAATGGGGATGAATATTTATGCTGTGAAAAAATGTATGATAATTCAATTAAGATTGGAAATTTTTTAACTGATAACATTTATGAATTGCAAAGAAAAAAATTTTTACATAAAGAATGTGATATATGTCATCGAAAAAAATCTTATTTGAATTTTTTACATAAACAAGATTTAATGCAAATTGAACGTAGAGAGTTCTTGTAAACAGAAAAATGAAATGATATAATAAGAGTAGGTTTTTTGAAAGGAGGAAAACATTGTGAAGTTTACAAGAATTACAAGTAAGGAAATGTATCATCATAAAGGAAAAGTTTATGACTTAACTGTAGATGGTGCTCATTCTTACAATGTGAATCATGCGTTTGTTCACAATAGTGGTGCAGGTTCCTTAGTGAATTATGCATTAGGAATCACACAGATTAATCCATTAGATTATGACCTTATCTTTGAGCGTAAACAAATGTTTTGTCAGGTAACAAATTGCGCTCGTTAAATCGGTTAAATTGCTGGAAAATCCTGCTAATATGAAATTAGTATAAAACAAACTCATGCTACAACATAATTGGAAACTTTAAGTGTGATAGCTAAAAAAATGATGATTTGGGGGAAATCAGCAACCAAGACTAATGTATGAAAAAGCATTGGTAAGGCTCAACGACTAGAAATTGAAATAATATTTCCACGAAAAACCGATACTTATAAAAACTTTATAAGTAATGATATAGTCTAAACTGGGTTAGAATTAACTAGCCGATGAAAATGAGAATAATCTCCAGAGCATAAGATAAAGAGCTTATGGTTAATAACAAATTGTTTTTAAATCCTGACCGGGGACACTTGCCTGATATAGATTCAGATTATGGACCTACTCGTGGTTCAGAAGTGTTTGAACATCTTAATAAATTATATGGAAAAGAAAATTGCTGTAACATCGTTACGTTTTCTAATTTGCAGACAAAGGCAATTATTAAAGATGTTTGTAGAGCTTTTGAGGTTCCACTTGTAGAAGTAAATGCAATCACAAAATTAGTTCCAAAAGATGCAAAAGAATTTAAAGAATTGTTAGAAGTTGATGAAATTAAACAATTTTTTCAAAGGCATCAAGGAATTTATCAACATTGTGAAAAACTGTGTGGTTCACCAAGACATCATTCACAACACCCTGCGGGAATTTGTGTATTACCGTTTCCTGTAACAGATATTTTACCTGTAGAAAATGCAGTACCAACATTACATAATTTTGTTGGGTTAATGTCTCAATATGGTAAAGAGAACGTTGAAGCAGTCGGAGCTGTCAAGTTAGATGTGTTACGTTTAATCAACATTGAATCCCTATATAATCAAGTGGATTTAGTAAAAAAAGAATATGGAATAGATTTAAAACTTGCTGATATTCCATTGGATGATAAAAATGCATGGGATTTAATTGATTCATGTGATACAATGGGTATTTTCCAAATGGAAGGTGCTATTGGTAAAGATATAATCAAGCAAATTAATCCTAGAAATATCGAGGAACTTTCAGCAGTCAATGCATTTGTGCGACCAGGTACAAGTGGGTTAGAGAATTACTGTGAAGCAAAAAAAGACCCATCCAAAATTACAAAATATCATCCAAAATTAGATAAATGGCTTGCTCCTACATACGGGTCCATCGTGTATCAAGAAGAAATCTTAGGTCTAATTTCAGAAATGATGGGAGTTTCTTTTGGTAGAGCAGATATTTATCGCCGTGCATTAGAAAAACCGAATAAAAAAGGAAATAAAGAACTTGTAGATGATTTTGTTCAAAATGGTGTACAACGTGGTATTGAAAATGGTATTCCAAAAGAAGCTGGAGAAAGAATACAAAAGGCGATTATAGATAATGCAGGTTATCTCTTTAATAAGAGCCATTCAATTGCATATAGTTATATCTCATATTGGACTGCGTATATTAAAGCCAATTTCCCATTGGTATTTTATATTTCGCTGTTCAATACTGAACCTGTTTCTAAATTGCAAGATTGTATTCAAGAAGCAAAAAAACATGGAATTAAAATTGAACCGCCTGATATGTCAAAATCTAAATTTGAATCTACTATTGAAGATAAAGAAAATATGGTAATTCGCATGGGATTAAATTGTGTTAAAGGTGTTGGTGAAAAAGCAGTTGATGAAATTGTTCCTAATCAACCTTATACAGATTTCCATGATTATTTTGAACGTGCAGGTAAAGGCGCAGGAAAAGGCGTAGTAGAAGCAGGAATTAAAATTGGTGCTTTTGAATCCATTCCATTAATTGTTGATAAAAAATTATTAAAAGATAATGTTTTAAAAACAGAGGAAAATGATGATGATACTGTTAAAGTATATATGAATCGTGAACAACAGTTAATTTGGTATCAATCATATTTAGATAATAAATCTAAAAAATCTGTTCCAAATTACGCTATTCCAAAGAATTTTTTGAGTGGAGAAGTCCAAATGAAAATTTCAGATGATGTAGAACAAGAAAATATTATCATAGAAAAAGATGATACAATTATTGTTCCTGAAAATAAATTAATGGACTTTGAATTGACTGTTGAACAAGTACAACAATATAAAACTCGTAAGAAACCAAAAGGAATGTTTAAGGTTGAAAAAAGTACTAAGAAAGTAGTTCCTGAAGAAAATGCATTTTCTATTGTTTATAACAATATTGTAAAATGTCATGAAAATAGAATTAAAGAATATCTAGATGATATTGATGCATTTGAACTTTCTTTTATTCCACATCCATTAGAGAAGTATAATCGTGTGATTCCGATTTTGGATAAAGTGGATGATGGAAAACAAGTTCGGACAGCAGGAATTATTGTTGATATTGTAAAGAGACAAACAAAAACAGGAAAGCCTTTTTACAATGTTATGATTCAAACACCAAGAGAAAAACAGAAGATTACTGTATGGAATAATTTATACATGAATTATAAAGATATTCTTGATGTAAATTCCATTGTAAAAGTAATCGGAACAAAAGGATTTGGTGGAATTACTGCAAAGGAATTGCAAGCCGCTAGAACACAAATGAAATAAACATTAAAAAAATGGAACGCATCGCGTTCCATTTTTTATTGTATAAGTAATACAAATAGCGTTTAAAAACAAAACTATATTTTCTTTAGAAAGATACATATAAACTTGTTATATTTTAATATAGATAAACATTGAGGTGACTTGTATATGAATCGTCCAATAAAAGGTGACGCTTTTAGGCGTGGACAGTATGCACATGTAATGTTTCAAGCAAGTGCAAACGATGTCCCGAATATGAGAATTAAAATTAACGAAGGTTCTTTTTGGATTAACAATAAAACGTTAATTGAATATTCAGGTGGTCAAAGCCCATTAATCGAAGCTCCATTATCAGGTGCAAAATGGGTTTTAGTTGCAATTAACAAAATTGGTAAAGCTGTTCTTTATAATGGTCATGCAGTACCTAATAATCCAGATGCTCCTTATGTTGATAAGAACGTACTCCCAATTGCGTTCATTTATATTAAATCTTCTACAAAAGTCATTACAAATGATATGATTTATGATGCTCGTCCACTTTATGCCGCAGGTGGTTATCCTGAAATGCATAATTTGTTAGATGGACGTGATGAAGAAGATTGCCATCCAATTAAAGCTATTACAGGTTTGCAGGATGCATTAGATAATCGTCTTACATTAGAAGATGCTGATGAACAGTTCTCACAGAAAGCAGATACAGATGGTACTATTGGTGCAAACTTTGTTTTGAACAAAGATGATAGCGGTACACCAGTTGAGTATTGCGGATTACGTGTTAACCGTGGCGCACAGCCACAAGTTGGTATTCGTTATAATGAAGATGAAGACCAATGGCAGTATACCAATGATGGTACAATTTGGCATCCAATCGGAAATGATACAGACCTTTCTGATTTAGCTACACAATATACAGCAGGTATTACACAACTTTCTGTAGACCCAAAAGATGCGGCACATCCAATTGCAGTTGGTGATAATGACCCACGTCTCTTAGAAATCCCTAAGAAAGTTAGTAAAGATGAATTAAAAGCTAAATATTATGATAAAGCAGAAACAAAAGACTTGTTGAAGACAAAAGCAAACACGGAAGATGTTTATAACAAGTCTGATGCTGAAGCTATTTTCTTAACGAAAGCGGAATTTAGTGAAACAGGCGGTTATACAAAAGACCAATTAAAAGCATTCTTTGCCGCTAAAGCAAATGCCGCTTCTGTATATACACGTAAAGAAATTGACAACATGCTTTATCAGTATTATGATAAAACACAAGTTGATAAACTTCTTAAAGAAAAAAGCGGATGCAATTGTAACTGTGGTGCAGGTGCAGGAACAGGCACGGGAACTGGTACAGGAACAGGTACAGGTACAGGTACGTCAACTAGTGTTGATATGTCTAAATACTATACTGCCGCACAAGTTGATAGTTTACTTTCAAAATTAAATTACCTTGATTCTGCTGTTGCTACAACGAAATTTACATCAATTACAGATGATATTAATGATATTCAGCTTGCATTAAAAACAAAAATTGATGCGGCAGATACATACAATAGAACAACAATTGATGCTAAAATCGCAGGTATTCCAATTCCAACATTACCAGACATGACAAAATACTACACGAAGACAGATGTGGATTTGTTAATGAATGATAAAGCAAAGAAGAATCATGGTCATGTTGCAACAGATATTTCTCAAGATTCTTCTCATCGTTTTGTTACAGATGATGAAATTACAGCATGGAATAATAAAGCAGAAGCATTAAAGTATACAGCCGAAAATGTTGCTAATAAGGGTATTCCTAATGGATATGCTTCATTAGGTTCCGATGGTAAAGTTCCACTTTCTCAGTTACCTGCATTTACAACAGGAATTGGTAGTGGTGGTATTGAATATATTAATAATTATATTCAGTTACAAAAAATTGATGACCCAGACCAGAATAAGATTTATATTGTATTAAATGCTTCAGATGATAGTAGCGTTAAATCAGGTTGGGCAGAGTATGTATATGATAGTTCTAAATGGTTAAAAATTGCAGAACAAGAATCCATTGATATGGTTGTAGATTGGGCAGATGTTACAAATAAACCAACATATTTCCCTGTTGACCCAACATTATTTAATGGTCTTGCTCGTACAGGTTCTTCAGGTGATGTTTATTCTAAGAGCGAAGTTGATAACCTCTTAAAACTTAAATCTGATGCAACACATAATCATGATGGCGTTTATGTAACTCCAGCCGCATTAAACACAAAACTTGCTGATTATGTATTAGATACAGATGCACGTTTACATCCATCTGCAAAACTTGGTAGCTATCTTGTTGATGAAACAAATATGCAAGATGGTTATGTATTAACATATAGTGCTGAAAACGGAAACTTACGTTATACAAAACCTGCTACAAGTTCTTCAAGTACGACAGGAACAACAACAGTAGACTATTATAAACTTGGTAACTATCATGTTTCTGAACCAGCTACTATGATTGATGGAACAGTATTAACTTACAATGGAACATCAGGTGGTTTGGAATATCGTATAATTGATGAAGGTAAAGTTGGTACACATACTGTTGATGAATCTGATATGGGCAAGAATAAAGCACTTGTTTATGATGGAAAGGCATTAGTTTACAAACAATTTGCTGATAATCTTGTCGATATTGATGATACAGATAAAGCTGATGGAAAGATTCTTCAGTATTCTGCGGCAGATAAGAAATTAAAATATGTTGATATGCCAAAGGCAAGTACTTCAACAGCAACAGGTCCATCAATCTTTAGAAACACGTATAATGGCGCAGGTGGAAATTTAAAGATTGTATATCGTGCAAGTGACAAAGATGCAATCAAAAAAATTGATGTTAATATTGATGCTCTTGAAATTTATATTGACACAACAAAAGACTTGTATTCTTTACAGTTTATGACACCACAAATTAAAAATGGTGGCAAAGGCGAATATGATATTACGCTTCATTATTTAGATAAAGATGGTAATCGTATTACGTATGATTACAATAACTTTACAGAAGCATTAACACCAATTGTTCAATTTGCACCTTCTAACAATACAAAAATGAGTCCATATATTTTCTATGGTGGCACTACAGATTTGGATATTATTAGATTAACAGGATTCGATGAAAACGAAGCTGGTTTTGTTAAGATGGTATTTTGATTTATAAGAGGTGAAAATTGAATGTACGTTTTTAATGGTAAAATAACAATTAAATCGGAGCCAATTGCAATTGATGGCACTAGCCCACAACAATGGAAATTCGATGTTATGTTAAGTAGTTCAAATGATAAGAACAAAATTTCAAAAATTAAAGCAGGAGATTTTGTTATCTTAAATGGATATGATAGTGCATCATTAGAAAGTCAATATTGTGCATATAAAGTCATTTCTGTTGATAATTCAGCGTCTTTGGGCTTAAAATCATTAACTGTTGCTTGGGATGACCAAAGCGAAACAATTTTTGCTCCTTCTAATAATGATGATAATAAAGAAGGAATGTTAGGTCGCGCAACATCAGAAGAAGGATTTACGATGTTGCCAACACGAAATGATGGATTTGATGTATCAACTTTACAAATTGCACGTAATGTAGATTTACAGAATCGTGATACAAAATTGAAAAATTTTATCATGAATTATGTAAAAGCAAATGCAGGTTCAGGTAGCGGTAGTGGCACAGATTCAACAAAACTCCCAATTGCAGGTGGTACAATCACAGGTGATTTGGCTGTTGAAGGTACAACAACACTTGCAGATACAACAATTGAATCTGGTAGCACTCGTGTTGATATTAATACAAATGGTATTACTACAAAGATTAACTCTAATAATGTTGCTGATACGAAAAATATCACTTCAATGTCAGATATTAGTTCTTCTGTAGTAAGTAATACAACAAATGGTTCAAATAAGTTAACAGACCAATTAATGGGTTCTGCATCTGCTTCTCGTGCTATTTCAACTTCTTCAAGTGCAGGAGATGCAGTAAATACTACAACTGTTTCTTCAGATGGTGGAAATGCTAATTATGCAGTAAATGCAAATGGTATGGATACAAAGATTCAGTTAAATTCTATGGGTTCAAATTCTTCTTCTGTAAGCGTTCAAGCTACAGGAGACAATAGTTCAATTACTTTATCTTCTGCTAAAATTCAGTTAAAAGGCGATGTTACAGCAAGTGCTAATTTAACAGCGACTAAGAATATTACTTGTGAAAAGGCATTTAGTACAACAACAGATACAACTTTTGCTGATAATCAGTTGATTACAAATAAAGCTATGCATGATTACGTCGATAAGGCTGTAGCTTCAGGTACTGCTAATTTCGACCCTAAAAATTATGTAACTCAGACAGATTTAACAAATGCTACGGCTGGTTTTATGAAAGAATCTACGGTAGATTCTGTATTGGCAGAAAAATTAATAGCGTTAACTACAAATGATATTAAACCAACAGACACACGCCAATATGTAACACCAGAACTAACTGCTACACTCAATAGTATGCAAACTACTATTGGTAATAAACAAGATAAAATACCTGATGGAACTTATGTAACCCCTGACCAAGGTGGTAAAGCTCATGGTTTTGCACCATTGGATGGAAATAAAACAATTCCAATGGAATATATGCCACAAAATCTTTTAAGTAAACTTGATGACCAAGCTCAACCTGTTAATATGTTAGACAATACTGATTTAACAGAAGCTTTTAATACAAAAGATGAAAATGGTAAACATAAAGGTGACGTACCAGGTAGTCTTGTACTTGCCGTTAATGAATATCCATTACCAGAAAATGAAACTAAAAAAATTGATTTATCAACGCCAATTACAGTTGATAATTGGCGTTGGGTATATGTGGATACTGATATTGATGGTAATAATGATGATGGTGTTGATGGTCAACAAACAATGTTTGAACTTGGTGGATATGATTCAACAAAGAAAATTATTCACTGGTCAAATATTATTGACCCACCTGATGGATTAAAAGGCGGCAGTAGCAGTTCCTGGCAGTGGTATGAGACAAAAGTTACATCTTCTGTTGATGGAGAAACAATAACAGATGTAAAAGTACGTTATTTTGGTAATGGTGACGGAATTAAAGTTGTTTATGGAACAAATAAAGCAACAATTGTTGTTCCTGATGGTGTTCAATACCGTTCATTATTCTTTTTGGTTCCACCTGATGGAGAAGTTGGTTGTTTTACAAGCGGTAAGAATTATGAAATAGATTATGACCAAAATGCAGTTTTTTGCCCAAATAATGATTATAATTCTGTTTTCTCTTGTGGTAATCTTCCACATGTTGCTATGTATATGTTTAATGGCGGTAACGGATGGAACAAGGTAGTAGATTCATCAGTTAAAGTTTCTTATGTTGGTGGACATTCATTAACACTTGCTCCAAGTACAGGTGGTAATGCAACAACTTCAATTGAGGCTTATATTGGATTAAGAATGTAATATAAAAAACTCTATTATTAATTTATTTTTAATAATAGAGTTTTTTTAAAAGGAGGTGTAAAAATTAAATGAATTTAATTTTAATGGGTTATGATACAGTTATTGATAATGAAGATGGGACACAAACTTATGATAAAGTAAATGTAAAAGACAATGTTTATGGACAATATACTTTTGCTCATGTTTCTGTTGGGAATAAAATATATGGTTATGGCGATACTGATGATGGCGAAAAAGTTTTTGCTATTGGAATAATTACGAAAAAAGTATCAGGTAAACGTGGCAAAAGTAGTATTACAGTAAAAATAATTGAACCAAATGATAAAATTGTTCGTTACAATACTGTTTATGGATGCTTTATTTGTGATACTGAAAATTATATTGATGATATTCCAAGCGGATTTGGTGCAGGTTTTGATGGCAACATTACAGAATTAGCTCGTACTTATAATTTAACGCATCAACCAAAATATTATGTAGATATAATTAAAGTTTCAGATATTATTACAGATGAAACGGCTACAGATAAAACGAAAAAACATTATGCTACATTACAACATACTCCTATTGAAGATGATGTTGTTTATATGGAAATTAATGGTGTCAATTATTATGAAAAAGCTGATGATATGGAAATAGATAGAGAAACAAAACGTATCTATTTTGATACTCAGGATGATAACTTTTCTTTTGACGATTTAAAAAATTCTGTAGATACAATTCGAGTATTTTATCATTATATTAATTAAAAAACAAAAGCATAGATATATTATCTATGCTTTTTTCATAAATAATTGAAAATTCAGTATAATATTTTTGGTGATAAGAATGTTATTAAACAATCAAATAATTTTAGGTTTGGACATTTCTACTAAAAATACAGGTTGGAGTATTGTTAAATATCATGATAATAAACAAGAATTGATAGATTATGGCTTTATTCCTAGAGGAAAAATGACAATAGATGAAGTTCTAGTTAATTTTGAAAATGAATTAATTAAAATCATAGATTGTTGGAAACCTGACGTTATATCAGCAGAAGCACCTTTTGTTGGAAGTAATCGACAAACAATTGAAAAATTATGTTATGTTCATGGTGTTATGTTATTAATTGCGAAAAAATATAATATACCTGTTACTTATTATTCTGTCATGACATTAAAATCAAAAGTTTTAAATGGAATAAAAATAAAACATGAAGATGGAACAAAGAAAACAGGAAAGGAAATGAAAATGGAAGTTCAGCAGAGAGTAATTAATATTTTTGGAGAAGATAGATTCATAAAAGAATATAATGACGATGTTACAGATAGTATATCAGCCGCATATACGTATATATTAATGGATGGGAAACCAGTTGAAAAACAATCAAAAAAGAAACATAAAAAATAATCAAATAATACAAATATTGGGAATGGCAATTGGATTAGCAATTGTTGAGATTTTATTTAATATTATTATGATTTATATTTTAATAAAAATTTAATGAAGAAGGAATTTTTGACGTTCCTTCTTTTTTTTGGTATAATAGGGTGTAAAAAAGGAGGATATAAAATGAAATTAGTTTGTTTTGCGGATACTCATGCAGGTGTTAAAAATTATGGAAAAATTGACAAGGGGAGTGGATTGAATGAACGTGAAATTCAAACTTTAAAATTATTAAATCAAATTATAGAATATTCCATTCATAATCAAGTTGATGGTGTAATATTTGCAGGAGATATGTATCATAAAAATATGCCGTCACCAACTTTAATTAATAAAGTTAATGAAATTATGATAAAATTATCAAAACATAAAATTCAAACATTTATATTGGATGGTAATCATGATGTTTCAAAATTAGAAACTACGAATTCAGGATTAACACAATTTGATACATTAAATATTCCATATTTTTCACAGAGCAGGTTTTATAAAGAAGAATTATTTCAATGTGATGGTAAAAAATATAAAATTGTATTTTTACCAACATATCATACAAAAGAAAGTATTCAAGAATATATGGATGCTTTAGAAATAGATTATCCAACAATCATTATTTTTCATGGTTCAATTAAAGATGCAGAATTAAATGATTGGAATAAAATGGATGATAATAATAGCATTGATATGAGTATTTTTAAAAAAGAAAATATTAAAGCTGTAGTTATGGGACATTTTCATAAACATCAAGTACTTAATGTAGACCCACTTATTTTTTATACAGGTTCTACAAACCGTATTGATTTTTCAGAAGAACATCAAGAAAAAGGATTTGTTGAATTAACAATTCATGATGATGAAGTAAATGGGAAGTTTATTGAATTAAAAGATGCACAAAAATTTAAAACAATTTCTTTGAATTGTAATAATATGACAAAAGCAGAAGAAATTGAAAAAGATATTTTAGATGCGATGAAAAATGAAGATTTAGAGAATACTATTTTACGTATTCGCGTTGAAATGTCAGAGAATATTTTGTTAAATGAAAAACGTATTATTGAATATGCTTATTCTAAACATGTATATTACATTTTAAAAATTCAAAAAATCTTACCTGATATAAAAAGTATTGTTGAAGATGGATTTAATAATACTCTATCTGTACGTGAATCATTAAAAAAATATTATAAAAATCAAAAGCGAGAAAAAGAGCGAGTTGAGTTAGGAATGAAAATTATACAGGAGGTTGAAGGATAATGTATTTAAAACCTGTACAATGTGATGCATATATTTATTTTGGAGTATATACACAAATTGGTGAAATTTCAAATATATTGTTCATGAATAACAGAAGTCGTGATGAATTAGATGATATGATTCGTGAAAATGGTTTAAGTATTTTAAAAATTGGTGACAATGCACGAGCGCAAGAGTACGTTGTTGGAAAACAATTAGATTATTATCCTAATTTTATTGCAACACAATTAGTGTTTGATTCAGAAGGACAAATGTCTTTAAAACATCTAAACAATAAAGCACCTAAAATCAAAATGGAAAAATCAGAAGAAACTGCTATTAATTCAAAATTATTAAAAATAGGTTTCTTTTCTAATGCAAAATATTATTTTATTCATTCTTACAAATCAAATGTTATTTACCAATAAGAGGGAGAAAAAATAATGTTACCAAAATATCTGAAGGTAAAAGGTTTTCGTAGTTATTTAGATACCACTATTAATTTTAAAGATTTTGGTTCAATGTTTGTTGTTTTAGGAGAAAATGGAGCAGGTAAAAGTTCTATTATTGAAATGATTACAACAGCTTTATATTGGATTAATTCTTGCACAGATAGTAAAGGTGTAGGAATGGATGATTGCATTAATTCAGATTGTGATTTTTTTACAATTGAATTTTGTTTTGAAATGAATGGAATTGAATATATCGTTAAAACAACAAAATATCGTGGAGAGAGCCGTGAGCTTGAATTTTATATTGATGGAGTAAATCAATCAGAAAAAGTTACAGAAACACAACAAAAAATTAACAATGTATTAAAAATGAATTATGATACATTTTTAGATACGGTTTGTGTTGGACAGGGAAAGTCAAATCGTTTTATGAACAAAAAACCTGCGGAAAGAAAAGAAACTTTAATGCAGATTTTGGATGTTCAAAAATATGAAACATATGAAAAAATTGCAAAAGAAAAGAAAAAAGTTTTAAAAACAAAAATTGATGGAATCGAAAAAGAAATTGAAATTCTTGAAGATAGAAGTAGTAATGATGATGTTTTAATTGAACAACTTGAATTATATAAAAATGAATTAAAAGAAATTCAAGATGAACATAAAAAAATAGAACAAGATTTAGAGATTGTTCTAAAAGAAAAAACAGAATACGAAACAAGAAAAAAACAAATTGATAACATTAAAAATACATATTTGTTATCAAAACAGAATTTAAATGATAATAAAATAGAATTAGAAGAAATTGAATATAAAATTAAAAATAATAAATATATTCCAAAGAGTTTTGATGTTGAAATTCAAAATCTTCAATTACAAGTTGATACAAAACACGAAGAAATTTTAAAATTAAAAGATGATATTTCTTCAGTTAAATCAAAATCTGCTGTTATAGATTCTAAATTAGAAGATTTTCAAATCAAATTTGATAGATTAAATAATTACGATAAACATGTTTGTGAATTGTGTGGAAATGAAATTTCTTTAGAACATAAACAACGTCATTTAAAGGAAATTAAAGAACAAATTAGTAATTTTAAAAGTGAAAAAGAAAAATTAAATCAACAAATTCATGATTTAAATATTAAAGGAAAAGAAACATCTGCAACAGGAAAAGAACTTAGTTCTCAATTAAAACAAAAAACATTTGAAGCGCAACAAAATGAAAAATACAAATCAGAACTTCAATATTTAAAGACATTAAAAAAAGATAAGATTTTACAAAATAAATCTTTACAAAAACAATTTGACTTAAATAAAGAAATGTTTTTATCTTTAGATGTATTAGAAGAACGTAATTTTAATGATGATGAATTGAAACGTTCATTACAAGATGTTAATATAAAATTAAATGACTATCAAGATAAAATTAGTCGTATAGATGAAACATTAAAACAACATGCAAAAGATAATAAATTGGTTAAAGAATACAAAACAAAACTAAAAATGCTTAAACAAGAATTTACAGATTATGGTAGTTTAGTGACCGCTTTTGGTAAATCAGGAATTCCTGCATCCATTATTGCTCATGATATTCCTGAAATGGAAATAGAAACAAATAATATATTAAAAATTATTTCTAATGGAACATTATCTATTCAATATATTACAGAAAAGAAAACATCGAAAGCAAAGAAAACAGTTGATACATTAGATATTGTTGTTTATGATAAAAATGGTTTTCGTAAATACGAAACATATAGTGGTGGAGAAAAATTCAGAATAGACTTTGCTTGTCATATTGGTATGGCAAAATTTTTAACGAAACGTGCAGGGGCAAGTATTGATTTTTTAATTATAGATGAAGGATTAGGAAGTCAAGATGATTTTTCTAAACAAAAATTTATAGAGAGTATTCATAGTTTAAAAGGAATTTTTAAACAAATTATGGTAATTACTCATATTCAAGATTTGCAAAATGCTTTCGACCATAAAGTTCTAATCGAAAAAGACCAATTAACAGGTTCAAAAGTCGAAATTTTATCTTGACAAACATACATCAGCTATCATATAATGTACGAAGAGAAAGTTGGTGAATGTGAAATGGAAATTGATGAAAAAGATTTGATACCACAAAAATCTTCAAGTCAGAAAACCACTTTAGACAAATTGGACGAAGAATATGGGGATAAGAATTGTTCGTTTGCGGAAGTGGAACAAATTGGTAAAGCGATGATTGCCGCTTTACCAAAAATTAACTTTAACAAGATTCGTAATGAAATGGAACATATGCAGGTTGATGTATATGAAAATCCAACAACTTTTCAAATTACAGAATCTATGGCAAAAGTTCAACAATATAAGAATCGTTTATCTGAAATTGCTTCTATGGTAGAACATGAATATATGACACGTAAACGTGTTAATGATATTTTGTTTGATGCAAATCAAGCAGTTTCTAAGCAGAGTTCTGCTGATAAACGTCGTGGTGAAGCAACATTACGTTTCCCAATCCTTTTGCTTCGTTTTACTGATATTGAATCATTTCGATATGAAGTAACAAGTAAAATGAACAATCTCCGTAGCATCGGTGATACAATTTCTCGTCAAGCTTCTGTTATGCAGATGCAGATTACTCTAGGCGAGTATCGTAAAAAAACACCACAAGAATTTGAACAACGTGGCGAAGGAGAAGATAAACTTGATTATAAATCAGGTGCTCCTGAGCTTACATGGGAAAATGTATAAAAAATTGGCACAACATTATAATTTTGTTGTGCCTTTTTTTATTATCTTTGGAGGTGAAGATAATGTTAAAATTAACTGTAGAAGAAGACTTTATGAACGCACGATTGAAATATGATGCTGTTCAAAAAGCAATTAAAAAAGCTGAAATTCTTAGGCTTTCTCCAATAGAATGTCAGCCATTATTTGCAGAAAAATATAAACTACAAGATGATTTTAAAACAAAAAAAGAAAAAGTTATTGCCGCTCAAATTAATAACATTGTAAATTTAAATGATGGATGGTATGGAATCCTTTATAAAAATGGTAAAAAAACAGAAATGTTAGTTAGCCCACTAAATTCTGAACATTTGGATTCTATTAAAATTGATTTTACGACAGATAGATTAAAAGAACGTGACGAATACACCCAATTCGTTAATGATAATTTCAATCAAACAATTTTGAACAAATACATGAATAAAGTTCAAAGAAAGGCAGATGAATATTTAAAACAATTTTTTGATTGTCAGGATACAATACGAAAGAATGATAAGACCTATTTTTTAACATATCATTGTATTAAACGTTGGAACGAACGTGTTAATAATAGTAATGATAAATTCGATGTAAATCAAAGAAAAGAAATTGTATCAAATATTGAATCTTCTTTTAAAAAGTCAAATTGTGTTTATTACATGGAAGAAACAGAAACAGAATATTATTTAAATCAAGAAGATATGGTTCTGTTTGTTATTACGAATGATGATGTTATTGCTACTTTATGGGTAAATAATTTTGGTTTTTCAGACAAAGAAATTAATAAAGTTATTACTCTTATGCAATTGCAAAAAATAAAATCGGTTAGAGATAATTATAATATTATTAAAAAAGAATATAATAATGATATTCAGATGTTACATGAAGATGAACAAATTTTTACAAATCAATTATTTGATGTAAATGAACAAATTAAATTTTTGGTAAAACAAAGAAATGAATTACAGAACAAGAAAGATGAAATTCAAGAAAAAATTTTAAAACGTAGAACAGAATTGAATAAAGAATATTTGAAGTTACAACATGAAGAAAATATTATCTTTAAACCTCAAAAATTGGTGAGCGTCGATGAAGAACAAACAAATAATTAAAGCACAATTATTTCAAAAGTATTTTATACGATTATGTAAAGAAGTTACACATAATTCTAACATTCAATCAGATAAAAATTATAAAGATATTGCTGTAAAAATTATTGTATCTGGTGTAAAATGGATGATATATTTATCGGATAAAGATTATAAAGAATCTTATCCATATATTGATGCAAGTTTTAAATGTATCATAAATATGTTTTTATTATTTACACCAAAAGAAATTGCAACAATTTTTCCTCCAAATAAAGTATATCAAGGAAAAAAATACAATATGAAAGATTATTTTTATGCGCAAACTATGATAGATATTTATAGTGAATATGGGTTTAAAAATAATCCTGAGCTTCTTTATAATTTTTTTACTGATTTAACAAATGTGGATTTGTGGATGTTTTTAGTAGTCCATGAAAAACTATATTATTATTCAAAAGAACATCAGCAAGAAATAAAAAGAAGAAAACAAGTACAGAAGATAAGAAAAAAATTTAGAGAATGTATTATTGTACATAAAGATTCCTATGAAATATTAAATTCTGTAAAGGATGAATGAAATTGTCAGAAATTCGTGATTATGAACCGCAGTTTGATGAAAAACAACGGATTTTGCCAAAACAACATTTTTGTGCAAGCTGTAAAAAAAGAACAATGTGCGATAAATTGTATGAAAAACACAAAGAAAATCATACTACAAACAAATATGCAGAAGTTGTTCTTTCTATGTATTATACTTGTGATGATTACGACCCAATGTATATTGAATTTCCAATTGAAGTAAATGAAATTCATAATGATATTTCTTATGATAGATACAATATGGAAAAACACGTTGGAGAGTGGTGCATTACTTCTCTAAATGCAGAGGGTTATGATGAAGATTTACATGTTGGTATTTATTTAGGAATGTTGCCTTTGAATACAATTTCATTGTATGACAGGAAAACAAATATTATTACAAATAAGTTTAATACGAATCCTGCTATTTTTGTTCCTCTTTTTAACAAAATCTTCTATGGATTCAATATGAGGTGGAAGTTTATTGATGTTCAAGATGATATTGATGAAGTTTCTGACAAAGACCCAAAAGATTATCTTGAAATTGCAAAAACATATCTCAAAAATAAGTTGACAAAAAAAAATAAAAAAAATAGGATATGATAATATCAATGGCAGGGAGTATTACTTCTATAGACAAGAAAATTTAACATAGAAAATGCTTGACTTGTCATGCGTGAGTATGATATACTTACTCACGTAAGAAGTTTTAACCAACGTTGACCTAATATCAGATGCCGCATATTGCACAGATAGCTAACGTAGCAAATATAGCAACAGATGAAACGTAGGTACAACATATTACTCAATGGAGGGTAAAATTATGGCAACGAAATTTGATATGAGTTGGGACGAAGTTAAGAGTGGTAGCAACTCGCAGGTAAATTACATGCGCCTTGAAAGTGGTAGTGCAGGTAATCTTGTGCGTATTGTATCAAATCCTTCTGAAGTTGATGTTCATTGGGAAGTAGATAAGAATGGTGCTCGTCACAAATTTGTTTGTGGCGGTAGTAAATGTATTCTTTGTGAGCATGGTTCTAATGTTCAGACACGTTATCAGATGCTTGTTATTGATAAGAGCAACTGGAATCGTGAGCATGGCTATAACGCAGATGGACCACAGGTTAAAGTTTTGGATGTTGGTCGTAGCGTTGTAAAGGCTATTAAGAATTATGCAAGCGACCCTGACTATGGCAATCCAATGATGTATGACATCAAGATTAAGAAGGAAGGTACGGGCAAGGATACTCGTTATTCTGTTGTTCCGTCTCCAAAGAAAGTAGAACTTACAGATATTGAAAAAAAGGCGGTCGAAGAAGCTCCTAAGATTAAGGACATCAATAAGATTCGCACAACAGATGAAATTCTGAATATGAACCTTCTTCTTCTTCAGGATATTGCAGGAGACGATGATGAAGAAGCACCTTCTTCTAGCAATAGTGGTTCGGAAGATTCTGATTGGGATAACTTCTGATAATAAATCACATAGAAATAAACAGAGAGGAAATGAATATATTCATTTCCTCTTTTTGCGAGAAAAGGAGATTTCTTTATGTTTATTTTAGAAAATCAAAATGATAATATTGATTCAAAAGATATTACAAAATACCATGAAAACTTTTCAAATTTCAATCGTAATTTAGTAGATGGTACAATTAATTTCATTTGTAAAAAATTATTTTGTACCTATTATGGAAGTCATTTTTTACAGCAATGTAAAGAAAGAATGATACCAATTCGTGATATATTAACTATTGTTAATATGGGAGAATGTTTTGAATATAAACTTATAGACAAAAAATACTTGTTTCGTATGGCCTTTCGTATGAAAACGAGAGGACATGGGGATGATATTTATGTTCTTCAACCATTTTACAATACGGATTATCAGAATGTTTCTGTAAAGTATATTACGGCATACAATAATCGCCATTTAGATAATCATTACACTTTAGATAAAACACAATATGAATTAGGCAAAACATATTATGATAAAATATAATAAATAAAAAAAAGGAGTGCTTTATTTTGGATAAGCCTATTGTCAAACTTTTAACTTATACCCCTGAACCTGAAAAAATTATTGCTTCTGCTGCACGTCTTTGCTATGCGAATACTGTTAGTATTGATACTTTAATGGATAATCTATCTGAAGATAAAATTGAAACAATGGTAGAGAAGCTTGCTTCTATGGGGCATTCTTCTCCTTTTTGCCAAGTTTCTTATACATTTGGAATTGAAAATGTTAGCCGGGCTTTTACTCATCAGTTCGCAAGACATCATGTAGGAGTATCATTTGACCAACGTTCACAAAGATATGTGAATGAAGGAAAATTTAATTATATTACTCCACCAGCAATTGAAGCAAACGATGAAATTCATGAAAAGTTCCAAGCGTTTATGGAATATACAAGTCGTTTTTATAATGAAATGGTAAGTGCAGGAATTAAAAAGGAAGATGCTCGTTCTATTCTTCCTAATGCTTGTGAAACTAAATTAATTGCAACTATTAATGCACAAGAGCTTTTTCATATTTTTGGCTTACGTTGTTGCAATCGTTCCCAGTTTGAATTTAGACAGGTAGCGAATGAAATGCTGTGTCTTGTAAAAGAAGTATCACCAAAGATTTTTAAAAACGCAGGAGCGCATTGTGATATGTATGGATATTGCCCTGAAGGAGATATGTGCTGTGGAAAAGCACCGACACTTCAAGAAGTTTTAAAAGGATATAAAGAAAGAATTAGTGAATAAAAAAACGGCTATCGGAAAGAGCATCTTTCTGATAGCTTTTTCTATATTTAAATTAGAAGATAAAATACGGTTTTTATATAGGAAGGATAGAAAATATGGCAAATATATCACAGTATGTTTTTAGTAATTTAATTACTGTTCAAGGACAAAACCCTGATATTTATATTGATGATTACGGAACATTATATAGTACTTTTGCTTATCAATCAGATGATATTGGTTGGATAGACTTATATTACTCGGCAGATGCAGGAGTTACTTGGGAAAGAGATAATGAACTTCCTACAAATGAAAAATTACAATTAAATAATCCAAAAATTGTTGTTTCAAATGATATTTATTATATTTTAGCTACAGGCATACCAACAGATGCTTCTACAGGTAAAAAAGCTATTTATATCATTCGTAAATATACAAATTTAAATGATAATGGCGAAACAACATCTGAAGATTTTTGGGATGATAATTATACAAAACTTATTTATAATAGTAAATATAATTGTAGATTACGGGATGTAAAATTAGATGCTTATGGTTTCTATATCTTTATCACTTATGATAGAGAATTAACAAACGGAAATTATGAAGCTCGTTTTGCTGTTTATGGAATTAGTGATTTTAAATTAAAAATGGATGTTTCATTAAATGATGAAACAGAAGTAAATCAGCATAATGCAAGACTTTGTATTATAGATAGTGAAACAGTAGGCTTTACATGGGAAATTCAACATAAAACTAAATATGATGGGATGACTTATCAAATTGCATATCGTCAATATAGTTTGACAAGTGAAGAATTTACAGATATGATTTTGGTAAGCGATGATGAAGTACATAATAATTACCATCAATCTATTTGTGCTGATTCTACAGGAGTTGTTTATATTGCATGGCTCAATACAAAAGAGCATATGGTAAACAATATTACTCCACAATATTATGATACAAACAATATTTTAGTTGCTACTATTTCCACAGGAAAAGTTTCTTCAAGAAATACAATTACAACAGAAGCAAAAGAAAATGAATATCCTTATATTTTAACAGATACTTCTGATAATCTATACATTCTTTATACGAAACAAACATCTGTAGAATATCTAACAAAAAAAGTAGATTCTAATGAATGGGTAAATATTACAAATCTAGAAGATTCAGATTGGAAGCTATTAATTGGTATTAGTAATGATGATAATCTTTATACGATTACTCGTAAAGATAATCAATTTAATTACATGACACGAATTGATACCAATCTAGCAGAAGTTTTTAAACCTGTTGATGACTTCCAAATTTATGATGTAGATGAACAACAAATTGGTTTTGCATGGACGATGGCAAGAAATGCTGAAAAAATCGTTTTACAAGAAAGAATTGATGATTATAAAGCATGGAACTATGTAAAAGCAAATACAACAACGACTATTACTCCAACGGCTGATGCTACATATATTGTAGGATTAAAAGCTAATACTAGATATTGTGTAAAACTTACATATGATACTTCTGACGGCAAATCTCACGTACAATATTTCCCGACGCATATTGTTACTCAAAATGAATCAGATAATAATATGATGTTTATGTGGACAGTTCATCCGTCCACAATAAAACAAACATTATATGTTGGTGAAGAACTATGGGTAGATGCATTAGATGTTCCAACGACAACGAATAATATTGCCTATACATATAATGATAAGGCTTCTTGTTATCGTTTAAATATTACAGGCGGTGTTGCAGACGGATATTCTAATGAAGCGTCACCGTTAACTATTTCTTTAAAAGATAATAAAGATTATGTTTTATCATGGACAGAATTTAAAAACGCAACTTACATTGAACTACAGCAAAGTATAGATGGCAAAGTATATTATCGTGCAACAAAACAAAATTTAAAAGTAACAGATACAACTTGTACATTAACAAACATTAATAATGTTACATATCAATATCGTTTAATGTATGTTAAAGATAATTCCATGAACTATTCTAATATTGTATCTTTAACAAATAATTTAAAAGCTGTAACCGTAGGATATAATTCTGCAACAATTCATTGGACTACAGTTGACCCAAAAGAACCTGTAAAATTTCAAGTTTCTACAGATGGTGGAAGTACATGGTTTATTAAAGTTTATAATATAGATAAAAAACAAAGTACTGCTACATTAAGAAATTTGGATTTTGATACAGAATATCAAATAAAACTTTTATTTCCTGAAAGATATACAGGAAAAAATTCAAATATTCTGACATTTAAAACAGAAAAACATCCAATTGAAAAGATTACATTATCAAGTTTAAATTCTTTGGATTCCCTTCATTTAAAATTTAATACAGGAAAAACATTTTCAAACATTGAATTAGAATTAGTAGAAATTTATGGAAATGTAAAAACTACAATTCCATATACAAACATGGATAATCTTACAAAGAAAAATATTAATGCTTCTACTGTTTGTATTGAAGGAGATATAACAGGATTAAAGAAAGGTACTTACTACTCTGTAAGGGCACACGCTTTAGGAAGTAAATATGGTTATAGTTCTTATAGTAAATCAGCAAATACAATTGGTGATAATCCACAGGGATTTAGTGTTGCTTCTGTTGGACAACATGAAGTTGAATTAAAATGGAACGCATTAGATAGAATCCCAACTGGAGATACAAGAGAATTTGTAATGATTACTTATACAAAAGATAATGTTTTGTATGATTCTGTTACAGTTCCTATTATAAATACACCATTTAGAATTGATGATTTGGAACAAGATACAACATATAAATTTAAAATGTTCTGCTATTATGGAGACAATTATGGTGAATCTTCAGAAGTAACGGTTACAACTGGTGCAGATATTTATCCTGCATTAAATGGAGAACGTTTAAATGATGAAACTTGTATGGCATATAGTTCTGTTGATGATAATTTTTATATTTTTGATAAAGGAATTTTATATAGCTATAACAAAACAACAAAAGCACAAGCAATTGTTAAAGATTATAATTTAAAAACAAATCATGCTTATGGAGATATAAAAACAGATAAAAATGGGAAAGTTCACTTGCTATTTACAGCAGATAAATGTGTTTATTATGCAACAAATTGTAATGAACTTAAAGATGATGGTACAATTGTTACTCATTCTTTAACAGATGCAATTAAAATTGTAGAGAATCCTTATGCTAATGATTATTTATATCCAAATATGGTTATAGATATGTTAGATAACAACATTTATATGACATGGCAATCAGATTATGGTAATTTTGCAGATATTGATATGTATCAGTATAGAAATGGCGTAGCTGTATCTGATAAGCCTTTTACCGTATTTAATGATAATAAATATAATAATTTACCAAAAATTCGTATGACAGGAGATGGAGGATGGATAGTTGCGGCAATAGATAATGATGGAGATATGAAAATCGGTATTGTCGATGTAGATAACGATTTTACCTCAAATTTGTATTTGCAATCTAGTTTGTCATTATCCGTATGCAAATTAAAAAATCCATGCTTGAATCCTGAATATAATAATTTCGATATATGGGTAGATAATTTAGGAACTATTCGTGTGTTTTATGATTCTTATGATTCTAATGGAAATAAATCTTCTACTTATGCTGTTTATGACCAAGATAAAGAAGAACTTTCTAATATCGTGCCTTATTCTTATGGTATGCATGATACAACAATGTATGAAAATGAAAATAGTTTTATTATGATTGGTAAAAATAATATTGGGATGATTTTTACTGCAAATTACATTGTTGATGAAAAAAATGATTCTTTCTCTGATTTAACACAATTAAATTTAATTGCAGATGAAAATATGCCATTGGTGACATGCTACGATGGAAAGGATGTTCATGTATTGTCTCGTAAAGCAGGTATGTGGAAAGTCGATAGTATAGATGGAAAACGCATTGTAGATAATGGTAATACAATTAATGGTATTTGTGTTAGTAAGCCTGTTATGATGCAAGACGCAGATAGTACATATATTGCTATGGTTTGGACAACAGGTGAACCTGAAGAATATCCGCAAATGTTTATCAAAGTTAATGAAATTACGCGAAACATTACTCCTACAGATGAATTTGGTTATCCAAATAATCAAAAAATTTATATTGATTCTATTGTAGAAGATACAGCAAAAAAGCAATCGGTAATTATTGCATATAATACTACAGAAACAATAACTCTTGACGTATCATCAATGTTATCTTATAATTGGAATAAGAGCAAGATTATTAATGAGTTATCATCAAATTAATAGGATTAATCGTTGAGCATCCAAAAACATACGCAAGTATGTTCAAACGTGTTTAAAAGTGGAGGTTTTTAAATGGGAGAATTGGATAAAAAACTACAAGAAGTTTTAGAAAGTCTCAATAAAACTTTTGATATAGAAATCCAAGACCAAGGTGATGATGAAATTATTACAAAATTAATAATTCGTCGTAAGAAACCAAATAATGATGGTGCAGAATTTTTAGAAAAGTTTTTAGGGTTTTTTGGTCCCATCGTTGAACAAATGTCTGACGGAGAAAAAGAAGTCGTGTATGAAGAAGGTACTGGATTAACAATTCGTCGTATAAATGAATAAACAAAAGAGAGTATGTACATTACATACTCTCTTTTTTATTAACGAATAAAAACTACATTTGTATTGTCCAAGAAATGCGAAATCTGATTTTCACGAAGAACTTTGTTTGCATCTTCTTCTGTCAAAATAGGATAAGCATTAAAGTTCTCAAGTGATACAGCTTTTACTACAAGCGGATTGGAACCAGCACGGCTATAGGAATTAATATCAGAAGAATATCCTACCATACCTTTTTCTACGACCTTATTATAATCCAAATTTTTATATCCATAAATTGGAGTGCCCTTTGTATCTTTGATAACCGGGCTCATAACGGGCTTCAGATTCATTCCACGGCAGTCTACGACAAGACCTGTGTAGTTATACCCAGAAGAGATTGAAGGCGTATTGTAGGCGTTGCTAGACGTGTTATCGGACGGATTCGGAAATGCTTCCTTCTGGACAGGTTTCATAACGGCAGAAGAAATAGAATTTACACTACCATAAAGAGGAAGTTTCAAAGTAACATAATAGAGTTCATCTTCTTCATCATAACGTTCTGCTACAACCATAGCATGACGAATTGTACCCTGAATCATACCACTTGTTGTTTCACTTTCAAATGCCATATCCTGAACTGTAGTATTACCATTAATATTAATACCATTGACATTTTCAAGAAGCTCTCTCATGCCATTCATAATTGCGGCACGACGAGCCTGAAGTTTTTTCTGACCTTTAGTGGTAGCTCTAGAAGAAGGAGCACCTGCAACTTCAAGAGTAATTGTTCCTTTTTCCCAATCAACAACTTCATCATTGTTAATATAGGCAGAAGCAAAACATGATGTACAAAACATCATCAGCATTGTGAAAATCAAAAATACCTTTTTCATATTGAATCATTCCTTTCTTGATATACTCCCTGTTAGTTATAACTATATATATACTCCCTGTTAGTTATAACTATATGTATTCTGTTAGCTATAACTATTTATATACTCCTTGATATACTCCTTGTTAATTGTAACCATTTAGTTAAATATAACTATCTAACTAAATTTAATAGACTATCTGTTAATAAAATAAAATTTTTACATTGGAATCATCTTCTTTCTTCATAAGAAAATCAATACTGTGAATAATATTCCTGAGTAGCATCAGAATATTCACGAAGCTGTTTTTCAGTATAGCCATAGAGATTCACATTATGATTTTTGATGATATTATCATAATGAAGAATTTTAGCACAATATTCCATAACCATACGATTAACGGCACGATTTTTATGTTGTTTTGCAGAGCAGAACAAATCGTAATATTCATTTGGTTTATTATAACCATTCAACTGTGTAAGGGTTAAATAGTTGAAGCGAACGAAATCAAGTTTAGCTCTTTTGAATTCGTAATTCACACCATACCTAGGGTCACCGCCCATATAATAACCTGATAATCTTTCTTGTTCACTAATGGGGGGAGTAGTATAGCAGAAGAAACACATCAAACCTTCAGCTTCATCATCATACGTAATGCGATAATAAGTAGAATTATTAATCGGAACAACGTAAGTAGGAGCTTTGCTATACCTGTAAGACTGAAGGGTATCATATGAGGTCTGCTGTTTTCCTTGCATAGCGTATCCTGCAACAGCGAACATCATAATTTTATTGTAGTTATCATTGGAAACACAATCTTGGCGATTAATATTTACATGGTCAAAATAATAGAAAGGAACAACTTCATGTACAGGATACTGATGATTTTGTGGAGCAAAGAAATTGTAATCTTCAATGATATTATCTCCATAAGGTTTTGGAGAGACATTTGGATTATGTTTCATATAGCGTTCATCAAAGAACTTCCACCAATTCAATTGCATACGAAAAACACGAGCATCATAATTGAGAGGATTCTGTTCCAAAATCATATTGACATAGCTAAAAGCGGTATCGAAGTCATTTAATTCTGCATAAGATTGTGCAAGCATAAAGAGTGCTTTCTCATATACTTGTTCGCCTGTGCTTGAATTAACGGTAGCCTGTTGCGCGTACTGAATTGCCTGAGTAAAGTTATCAGAGATAAAGGATTGATTTGCAAGTTTCACAAGATTTTCTGCGTTTGTGTCCTGATAAGAAGCAGGGTTTACTTTTTGAGACTGCAAATCTTGATAAGCAATTTTATTATCTGTTGCTACATCTTTATAAACTTCATTTTCTGCATGAAGTTTTGCATTTTCTTTTGCGAGTTTTTCTTTAATGGAATCTTCATCAATCTCAACTGTAGCGGAGATTTTTAGATATAAGAGATTATAGTCATCTTCATCAAATTCCATAAAGACAATGCAATATGTATGAGGTTTAATTTGAGAGAAATTTGCAGAAGTTACTACAACTTCATCTTTGTCAAAGGCCAAATCTTTTATTTTTGAAATAGAAAGGATATAGCTTTCTTCATCCTGAGCGGCAGATTGAAGAATAGATTTATCTAAGTCTTGAAAGAAAGAATCATCATTTTGCATATCCTGAAAAAGGAGTCTATTGCAAACATCCCATTCTTTTTTTCCTTCGTCGGTATCAGCATAATTTTTGATATTATTTTGATGCTGATAATAAGTGTTGAAGGCGTCATGAGTTTTTGTTTGAACAAGAATTGGGATATAATCGGAAGTAACTTCTACTTCTTTTGCAAAACAAATATTTGTTAGACAACAAGTACAAATACATAAAAACATCAGTAATTTTTTCATTTTTTATTCCTCCTTTTTATCTTTAACTCTATACGTATTGTATCATAAAAACACTTTTATGTCAATAGGTATTTAAAAAATACTCTCTATTTTTTAGTAGAGAGTATTTCATATTAAAGGTTAATCACAGACATATTCTTTTTCCATTCTGGTTCGGTGCAATAGAGAGCCTTGCGATAGAGGAAGTGCTTATAGAAAGTTTTATTCATATCCATGAAATCATAAACATGTGCAAGATTACGACCTTTGTAAAGGCGAAGGACACGACCGACGCGCTGAAAAGCACGAGTAGAGGATTTACCGCTTGCTGTAAGAATTAATACCTTCAGAGCAGGGCAATCCAAACCCTCATCAGCAATCGTAGAACCAAGAAGGATTTTGACTTTCTCCTGACGAGCACCTTCAAGGATAGCATTTCTCATATCCATATCCGTAGCACCATCAATAAGTTCTGTCGTATGAAGGTGATAAACCTGACCTTTGTAGGTAACATCCACAGGGGAGTAATCGAAACGTTCTTTAATCATGTTGAATAATTTCATACCATGTTTGATGCGACCGAAAAGAACCAAGATAGAACCGTCATCGTTTTTGATAGATTTGTCAATGAGTCTCATAACTTTTTCATTACGAGATTCATTTTCGACAATTGCCGTATCATACGTTTTTGCGTAGGAACCGAGCCAACCGCACGTATCTTCCTGTTTCACAAAAGCAATCTTGCAAGGAGTAAGTTTACCTTTACGAATTAAAGTGGAAGCATTGACGTTGGATTTAGGATTACGAACATTGATAGCGGCTTCAATGAGAAGGTCATCGTTTCCGTCTCTCCAAGGAGTAGCAGAAACTGCGCAACGATAATATGCATTACGAGCTTTCTTTGCTACCATGAAAAGCGTATGAGCACCTAAGAACTGACATTCATCCACAAGAAGAGCTTTTGCTTCTTCAAGAATGTGAGATTTTAATGCCGTCTGCGGAGTAACAACGGTAATATCTTTGATATTGGATTCAGAACCCGTAAGAATACCAACATCTTCACCTAAGAACTTTGCAATTTCATCACGAAGCTGATAAGCAAGCGTTGCTTTCGGAGAAAGGACAATAACAGGTTTCACGCTGAAATCTGCAATCATACCTGCAAGAACCAAAGTTTTACCTGCTCCTGTTGCCATCTGCACGACCATACGAGAAGAAGCATTATCAAAAACATGTTGCTGATAATCTCTAGGAGTAATTCCATCCACAATATTATAGTCTGCATTTTCAACAGGGATTTTTCTGCAATCATTCAATGTAACAGAGATATTGTGCTTTTTCAGAATGTTAACGATATAAGGGATAAGACCTGTATACGTCATTTTCGTTTTCGGATTAAACAGGACATGAAGTTGTTTCGGAGCACCAAAACCGCCTGTTGTATAAGAAAGACGATTTGCAATTTCATAAAGGACATCCATGTTATCTACACCCTGAAGTTTGCAAGTCACATTTCCAAAATCAATCGTAGCCATTTTTGATTCCTCCATTTCCTTATCTCTACGTATATTATATATGATTTCGATATAAGTGTCAACAGTTTTTTGAAAAAAATAAACAAAAATTTTTAGGTAGTAAATAGGATAGAAGTATTTGGGAAGATTTATTTCTTTTGTAAGTGAAATAAAAATGAGAGGGAGGGAAAAGAATGAGATTTGGGATAGATATAGATGGTACGATAAATAACTTTCAAGAAGTTGTAGCGAATTACATTTGGAAAGATTATGGGATTCAAGTAGATAATACAAAGTATGAATTATATAAAGGTATCCCGCAAAAAGAAGTAGATAACTTTTGCAATCGTCATGCAGAAGATTTTTTAAATGAAGTACAGCCATTAATAAATGCAAAAGAAGATATAGATAAATTATTAAAAAATAATCAAGTATTTTTAATAACTGCTAGAGGGTATGATTGCGCAAAAGATACTTTAGAATGGTTATATCGTTACAAGTTCTTGTATACAGATATTTATTTTAATTGTGGAAATAAAGTAGATACCTGTAAATGGAAGGATGTAGATGTAATGGTGGATGATTCCCCACATAATTTAATCGCATTACATAAAAATCAAATTCCTTATATTATTTTTGACCAACCATATAATCAAAATATCTATGGAGAATTATATCGAGCGAAAGATTGGGATAATTTATATAATTTTTTAGATTTTTATAATACTGAGATTAATTAACTGTAACAAGAATACACAATTAGTAGCTTCTCTTTAATCTATATTTTTTAAAGAGAAGCTATTTTTTAAGGTGGTGAATAGAATGTCAGATAAAACAGAGTTGTCTTTACAATCTCTCTATGATTTAATACAAACAAAAGCAGACAAAACTCATACACATACATTTATCGGTTCTATCGAAAGTGCATTATCTTTGCAAGGTGTTACATACGATAAATTTGTACGTAATGATTTAAAAAATCAGAAAATTAAAGCGTATTATGATAATGTTACATTTGGAATTTCGTCATTAGATACAACGATTACATTCAAATCTGAACATAATCGTGCAACGCTTGAAATATTTAATGAAAATTTAAGTACTCATAATTTATGGGTAACAGGACATAATAATGAAGATGTTGTTGTTAGCGTCAATGGTAAACTTTTAGTCAATGATGCAAAAGTTATTACCGTCAATGATAAAGGTGAAATAAAAGGTCTTGACCCTACGGATTTAAAAGTCCAAGAAGGAAAAGGAATTATCGTTGAAACCGCAGAACCTGTTGATAGAGTTGATGGGACAATTTGGGCCAAAGTTATTGACGAAGATAAAGTAGATGATGATACTGCAATCGCAAATCATACACTTTATACAGTTCCAATTGGTGGATTAATTAAAACGCTTTCTTCTATTGTTCCAAATGGATATGTACGCGCAAATGGACAATGCATTTCTCGTGAAGGATATTCGGGTTTATGGACATGGGTAAAAGCACATTCGTTATTGTTGCCTGATGCAGATTGGAAAGCACTATATACTGATTCTACTTCTAAAGTTTTGTATTATAGTTACGGTGACGGAACTATGAACTTCCGTGTTCCAAATATTCCGACAAATGATTCAACGATGGTATTGATTAAAGCATATGATAATTTAACGAATACACAAGTTGTAAATTTGGCAGGATTGAATGACCGTGTAAAGAAGTTGGAAAGTGAAGCTGTTGCAACAGGTATTGGATTTATTAAATACGCAGATGGTGGATTAATTCAATATGGAACAAGTGTTGGATTAGCATGTTATTTCTCTATGGCATTTATTAATAATTTGTATACAATTACCACAAGTTATATTGGTACAGCAAATGGTATTTCGATTACAACGACAAATAAAACAGCAACAGGTGCATTTTTCTCTGTTGTAAATAATGCAGGAATGTTCTTGTCAAGTATTAAGTTTGATTACATAGCGATTGGTAGGTGGAAATAATGGCAGATAAAGTTCGTTATTTTGCAGAATTTACCATAGAAGGGAAACGAATTACAACATACGTTGCTGATGGTATGCCTTACCGTGCGCAAGATATATTGGAAAGACATCCTGAAGCGGTAGAAATATCACCAGAAGACCAGCAATTGTATATGCAAGGGTATGTTCGTGGATTAGATGGTAGACCGCATGAAATGGTGGTTACAGAAGAAGATTTTGAAAAGAAGAAAGAACAAAAACGAGAAGAAATAATTTCATTGGCTAGAAGTAAATTAATTGCTTCTGACCATGAAATTGTAGAATATTTAGAATTGCATAATTTATCAGATGAAGAATATACTTTATTAAAACAACAGCGTCAAGCAATTCGTGATTATCGTGATGCAGTATTATCACAACTTGATACCTGTACAAATGTAGAAATGATAGATGCAATTCAGTTCTTAATTTAAATTAGCTATTGACAAAAATGAAAGGATTTTATATAATATGTAGTAGAAAATTCTGCTACATATTTTTTATCAAATGCGCTGTAAAACCCATGCCTTCAGGCATGGGGAGTGTCAATTGGAGGTGTTGAAAAATGTTTGAACGTGTTCTTGCAATTGGAGATATTCATGGTAAATATGATAAACTGACAAATCTTTGGGACAAAATTAAATATGATGATTCTAAGGACTTTTTAATCTTTTTAGGAGATTATATTGACCGTGGTGAAAAACCTGTTGAATGTATTGAATTTGTTATGGATAAAGTAAAAAACAATAAAAATGTTCATGCTTTGATGGGAAATCATGAATTTATGATGCAGGAATTTTTTCATACGTGTGGCGTAGAACCTGCATTAAAAGATAAAGATATGGGATTTATGGATATTTGGCTTGACCCACAGAATGGTGGACATGATACATTGGATGTATTGAGAGAGCTTTATCCATCTGACCCTGATAGAGTAAAAAAAATCGTAAACTTTGTAGATAATCTAGACGTTTACAATGAAGACATTGATGGTTTCTTTTTTGTACATGGTGGTATTGACCCAAAAAAAGATATTCATCAGCAAAGTGTGGAAGATTTAGTTTGGATTCGTTGGGATTGTTTTGACTTTTATGATAATGATAAGTTAACGCTTGTCGTAGGTCATACTCCTGTACAAAGTTTTGATGTAAAGAAAAATACGCCAATGGAAATGGAAAATAATATCATTTTGTTGGATACAGGTAGTTTCTTAAAGAACGGTAAAATTACTTGTATGAATGTTTTAACAAAAGATATTTGGCAAAGTTTGTAATTTATGCTATACTACTTATGTAGTATAGCTATTTTCATCATAGAAAGAAGGTTTTTTCTTTGAAAGACATTGATGCAAAAACAAAGAAAAAGAAGTTAGCAAGTTTAATGAAAACTATGAGTTCGCTTGCTAAGAAAACAAAAGATGATAATATTATTCAAATTTTGGGACAGAAGCCAATGGATGATACGGAACGTATTCCGACAGGATATCTGACATTGGATGTTGCAACAGGTGGTGGTATTAAACGTGGGCGTGTTGTAGAATTATTTGGTGCTGAATCTAGTGGTAAATCATTAATTGCACAAAAGATTATTGCCGCTTGTCAGGAGCATGGAGGTCTGTGTGCATATGTAGATATGGAGCAGACTTTTGATGTTACTTTTGCTAAAAAATTAGGTGTAATTACAGATGATTTGGTAATTAGTCAGCCAGCTTCTTTGCAACAGGCTTTTGAAGTAATTGACGCGCTTGTTGATGCAGGTGTTGATGTTATTGTACTTGATTCTGTTGCGGCATTAGTTCCTGAAGAAGAATTGGAAGCCAATGTAGGCAAACAAACAATTGGTTTGGTTGCAAGATATATGTCACAGTTTTTAAAGAGGATTAATGTAAAACTTGCAAAATCCGGTGGGATTTTGTTAGCAATCAATCAAACTCGTCAGAAAATCGGCGTTAAAGTAGCTTAATTATGAAAAAACTTCCATATACACAATATGAATTAAATTATGTAAAACAAAATTACATATCTAAAAACAATATCGAGATTGCGCAACATTTACAATGTAATATTAATAAAGTAAAAAGTATATTAAAAAAATTACATTTAAAACGTCCAAAATTTCAATGGACATCAGATATGGATAATTACTTAAAAGATAATTATTTAAAATATACAATTTCTAATTTGACTAATAAAGTTAATAAATTGTTTCATGTTAAAATAAAATATGAAACTACAAGAAAACGCTTAAAATTTTTACATCTAAATGTAAAAAAAGACGGTTGGAAATTGCGTATATCGGATGCAAGAAATAATTGGACACAAGAACAAATTCGTTTTGTAACAAAAAATTCTAAAAAATATACTTTAAAACAATTAAGTGAAATTCTTGGATTTAAAGATACGAGCATTTCTAAAGCTCTAAGAAAAATGGGATTAAAAACTAAGAATAAAAGTTCAAGAACATTAAAAAGAATATTTACAGAAGAAGAAAAACAATATATAGAACAAAATTATCCGAAAAAATCTTTTGATGAAATTGCAAAAGATATTGGTTCAAAGGATTTAAATGGGAAAAATATATATTGTTATTTAAAGCGTATACAAAAATTAAAAACAAAAAATCCATATACAGAAGAATGTATTATTCAAATTTTAAATAAAAATAATATAAAATATGTACATAACAAACGTATATTATATCATGATAAAAATTATAAAAAATATAATGGTCATAAAGGTATACATAATTTTGAAATGGATTTTTTGATTAACAAAAATAAAGTTATTGAAATTCAAGGGGATTATTGGCATGGTAATATGAAATTGTATCCCATCTTGAATGAAAAACAAAAATGCGCAAAAGAAAAAGATAAATTTAAAAAACGATTTTTTGAAAAATTAGGATATTGTGTATATTACATTTGGGAATATGACATTCTACATAATATTAATGATGTAGAAAAACGCATATTAAGCATAGCGCAGATGTAAAACTACTCCGTGAATTGCTGGAAGGTTCTGCCGTGAGGTATAAAACAATCCTATACTACAACGTAACAAGAGATTGTAAGCGTGAATGTTTGAAAAATAGGTCATTGGAAATAATCAGCAACCAAGCATTTAGAGAAATCTAATTGAAGGCTCAACGACTAGAAGTGAATCTAAACGTA